AAGTTGATAGACGTAGCCGCTGATGCCATANCCAAGGTAAAAGACATGGATTTTAGTGAGGATGGCATTCAAAAGTTGTTGGGAAAATTCGAAGCCGTTAAAGCAGATGTGGGTAAATTCTATCCCAATATCGAAACCCCTGAAGACCTGCCGGAAAAAAAGACGAAACCCAAGAAAACCACCACATAAAAGATGGATTTCATTATATGCCATANAGAGANAAATTTCGTAAGTANCTGGAATANAGTTGCNCCGAATGNGGTGGNAGGTTAAAAGTAGTTGACGTCGTTGATGATGAAGAAGGAGTTAGTTATTCCCATACATTTATGATGTGCGTGGATTGCGACTTTATCGAAGACATCACGGATAAAAGAANNAAAAATATTAAGGTAGAAATATAGCAGGCGGAGGTGGTCGATGGCGGGTGTTCCTATTACCAATGACATACAACTGATGGCGGCTATTTCTGCCGAGATGACCAAGGTTGTCGACGAACTCACTGATTGGCTACTCAACCAGGTACGCATGTCGGTGGAAGCCAATGTTTACAGTTATCCCGAAGGAGAGTACGAACGTTTGAGATACGATGGCGGTTTTATAGGAGCATGGGGTAAAGAAGTAGCCAAATTTGCGGGGAAGTGTATTGAATCAATGGTCGAGATTGACCCCCTCGGAGCGTTGAATCTAGAGGAAGCAACCGCGATGAAGTATGTCCCTGAAAAACATCAGCACGGCAACTCCGTGGGCGATGATAGGCGCGAGGAATTAGCGCAATTAATAGAATCAGGAGCAGGGTACGATATTGGTGGTAACGCCGCCAGGTCAAGGGACTTCTGGTCGCCAATTGAGCAACTAGTTAATGACGGGTCATTGGATACCGTCTTAGAAAACTTATTCAGTAAGCATGGAATTCAATTTACAAAAACTTTTTAAAGGAGAAAACAAATGGTTTTACCCGAAACTTTCAAGGATTTTCTATCACTTATAGGTAGTCCCGTTTTTATTGGTGTGCTTTTATCGGTAATTTTAGTGCGTTGGGCGTGGTTCGTGAATTTACCCAATAAGGCTAAATTTTGGATTGTCGGCGGAGTTAGTATCTTCTTGCCGATATTAAGTCGCGCTCTTACCCTATATCTTCCCGTTGGTATGGTTGATTTTATCGAACAGTGGTTCCCCACGGTTGTGATAGGCATGGGTATATGGATGTCCAGCCAGGTTTGGAATAAATTGTTTGGTGCCGATGGTGCTATTTCTAAAGCAGCTACCATCAAACAACTTAATGTTCCGACTAAACAGCAGGTGGTTGAACCCGTCGAGAAATAAATAGGTGGTTATAGTTAGAAGGCAGGAGGCTTAAGTGCCTCCTGCCTATTTTTATATATGGAGATGATTATGGAAGAAATAAAAATTGTAATAAATTATGATGTCATTGAGAAATATTATAAGGAATATTTTGCCGAATATCCTAGGCGGAATAAGCGAAATATAACTAATCCAATTCCACCCAGTTTAAATACATGGATGATTATGCCTAGATTTAAGATGAATGCACAGAAACAGGCGTGGAAAGAATTTGGCTCGTGGCTGGTAAAATATTACGGGTTAGAAAATAAAAAAATAGATAAATGTAATATTATAATTGAGTATTTTTTTGATAGCAAGAGGCGACACGATAGCGATAATTACACACCGAAAAACTTGTTTGATTCGTTCACTGTATCAGGATTGCTAGTTGATGATGATTTTAATCATGTGGAATCCTTAACCATAAAAGGTAATTATTCCAAAGATAATCCGAGAACAGAGATAAGGATAAGGTATTGAGATGCCTAAAGAAAAGATATGTGGTATATATTGTATTGAAAATATTATTAATAACAAAAAATACATAGGACAAGGAGAAATTGTTGCCGAAAGATGGGTGAATCACAGATGCTCTCTTAGAAACAATCGACATTCTAATGTCCATCTCCAAAATGCATGGAATCAATACGGAGAAGAAAATTTTCAATTTTATATTCTTGAGGTATGTGAATCGGAAATTTTAGATAATCGAGAAAAATATTTTATTTCTTTATATCAATCTAAAAATCGTCTCTTTGGATATAATATGACAGACGGAGGATTGGGCGTTGTAGGTATAGAATTTACTATTAAGGAAATACAAAGAAGGGTTATAGAGAAAAGAAATAGGGTGGTTACAGATATTACACGCCAGCGTATGAGAGATGCTCAAATTGGGAAAACTCTTTCCGAAGAAACAAAGAAAAAAATATCTATGGCTCAAAGAGGTATTTCTCCTGCCAATAAAGGTGTGCCTATGTCTGATGAACAAAAAGAAAAATGGCGGTCAACTGTGGCAAAAAGAACAAAGGAAGATAATAAAAGAATATCCTTAAACATGTCTTTATCGCATATCGGTAAAAAGCGGACAAAAGAAACCAGAGAAAAAATGTCGGAATCGCAAAAAAGATGTCAAACAGAAGAGCGTAAAGAGCTTCAGGCATTTTGTATGAGTGGAGTAAAGCGAAATCAAAATACTAGTAGCAAATACGTGGGAGTTCATTTTAATAATATTAATAAAAATTGGAGATCTAGAATTTGCATCAACAGAAAAACTATTCATTTAGGGTGTTTTGATTTAGAATCAGATGCAGCAAAAGCATACGACAAAGAATCTTGGAAACTTTACGGAACTTTAAAAAAATTGAATTTTCCAGAAGATTATATGGATATGACATAAAGGAGAATCATGCCAGATAAATCTATAGAAATTAGCGACGAACAATGGTTGCAAATAAATGATGAAAATCGTAAAATTGTAACAGAATTTTTAGACCAATCTATGCAATTGTCGCCTTATACCCTTAAGCAATATGAATCATGCTTGAAAATTTATTTTTGGTGGATACATGAGAATTGTATCGATAAGGTTTTTTATGAAATTAAAAGCAGGGATTATCTTGCATATCAAAACTGGCTTAGTAAAAGAGGGTTGTCTTCATCCGCTATTAAACTAAAAAGAAGCGTGATTTCATCTCTGAATGGTTATGTAGAACTTTACTATCAAGACGAATATAAGATGTTCCGCAATTACATAAATAAGAAAATTCCAGCTCCTCCTCCCTCTTTTGTCAATGAGAAACAACCTTTGACGTTAGATGAATATCAACATTTATGTGATGAATTAGAAAAACAGGAATTATGGCAACAATTAGCATATTTGCAATTTAGTTTTTCTACTGGATGTAGACGAAATGAGGCAAAGCAATTATTAAAAACTTGTGTAAATGCTGAAGTTAGCATAAAAGACGTAGAAGTAAAAGATAAAAATGGTAATAAAAAAATTGTACAATCTACAAGTTATCTAACCGGCGATATTCGTTGTAAGGGTCGTGGAGTTGTAGGCAAGATAAGAAAACTTCAATTTGATCAGATTGCTATGGATGCCGTTAAAAAATGGTTAGAAATTCGTGGTGATGATGATTGCGATTATGTTTTTATTTCTAAACATGGAGATAAAGTCAACCAAATAGCAAGCGAAACCTTTAATCTTTGGTGCTCAAATATCTTTGAACCTATAGTTGGTCGTAGGGTACACCCTCACCAGATACGTGAAACTAGAGCGACTAGTTTAGTCGTCGAACAAGGTCGAGATATTAAAGTTGCACAAAGATTGTTAGGGCATCTGTCTTCTACTACGACTGAAATTTATATAGTGAGGAACGACAAAGATGCTTCGAATGAGGCGTTTATTTGACAAGTAATTAATTTATATTTTCAACGTAATAGAAAGGAGGGTAAAATATAAATGGCTGAATATAATGTATTAGTACGTATGCAATTATCAGATATCGGCGTAGAAGCACAATTGGCTAGAATACAAGCTAAAATAAAGCCTCTGAGCATATCTGTGATTGCCAAGGCAACTGATGTTGAAAAATTAAATATAACCCTAGGCAAGATGGATAATCAACTACAGCGCTTGCAAATAAGAAATAAAGATGCTTTTGGAAATTCGCAAGCCGTAAAAGATCAACTTGGCTGGGTTGAAAATCTTAGATTGGGCGTAGAAAAAGGCGCCGTTTCTGTAGGAAAATATGGGGTTGCTTTTGGTAGTTTAAGTAATGATGTAGAAGCATATAATCAAGAAGCTCGAACTACTATTAATAATACCGATAATTTTGGAACATCTATTATAAAAGTTGTTGGTAAAATAGCAATGTGGGGTATTGCCACTGGTATTTTGTATGGAGCCCTGCGCAAATTAAAAGAAGGCGTACGGTATATTGAAGACCTGAATAAAGCCATGACTAATATAGGAATGGTTACAGGTCAAACAACAGCACAACTAGTTCCTATGGCGAAGCAATATAACGCCATGGCTAGAGAACTAGGCGTAACCACCCTTAATATTACCGAAGGCGCAACAGAGTGGATTAATTTTAGTTCACTATAAATTCTTTGAATTGACTGGAAACCCCTTAGAGATTATTCTACCAACTTATTATAGCGATATAATAAGGGCAAATATGAAAATATTTGAAGCGGTAAAAAAGAATAATATTGGGCAATCAGCAGCCAAGGCTCTTTATGAGAGCAAGGTTCAACGACTATTCCTATGGTAAGCATATTTCAATATGTTTACAACAGAAGTACGGCGCAATCGTTATGCGTGGGTGAAATCCCCTTAAATGGAAGCGGAGAATAATCTTAATTTAAGATTAAAGATATAGTCTATGCTTGCGGGAAACCACAAGAAAATCTGTTTTAGTATAGATAAGGAATATATGGATGTAGATAACAATATAATGAAAGTTCGTGTAAATAATTTTAATGAAGAACATTTTAAGTCTTTGGGCTATAATGTTAAAAGAAATGCATATATAGAGATATTTGTTAAAGAACTTCCTATTGGATCGGGATTAAAAGTAGATGTAGAATGTAATTACTGCCACAAGATATTCAAAAAAGCTTACAGGAGATATCTGGAAACAAAAAATAATCTTTGCTGTGAAGAATGCAGATCATTAAAAATGATGGATGTTTCTTTAGAAAAATATGGCAATATTTGTTCTTTGCGCAACGAAGATGTTCAACGCAAATCTAAAGAAAAAAATTTAAAAAATCTTGGAGTGCAATTTCCTTTCCAAAATAAAGATATTTTAAGAAAATGTTTTGAGGCTACCGTTTTGAAATACGGTAAACGCATTATGACAAAAACCATCAGCAAACAGCAAATATATTTGCATCAATTGTTTGGAGGGGAAATCAATAAAGTAGAATTTCCTTTTCGATTAGATATATTTTTTGAGCAAAATGCAGTATATTTAGAATACGATGGATCTGGGCATAAAATGGGAATAAAATTCAAGGGTTTTACAGAAGAAGAATTTGCAGAAAAAGAAATACTAAGAAGTTTATTTCTAAAAGAAAAAGGATATAAAGAATTTAGAATTGTATCCAGAGATGACATTCTTCCCTCCGATAAGATTTTATTAGAAATAAAAAATAGAGCATTTGACATGCTGCTAAATAAGAATTATTGTAGATATGTTTATAATTTGAATACTAAAACAGAATCTTTTGAAGAATAACGAACTTCAAAAGTAATATAACAGAAGGCAGGGCAAGACCGCTGCTGAAACCACAGAGATGTTGGCATCAAGTACGAGAATGAGCAAACTAGGCAATCTAGAAGCAGCGGATGCAACGGATAAGTTAATAGCTGTAACAAATGCTTATAACATTAGCGCAAAAGATTCAATGAGAATAGTTGATGTGCTAATTGCACTCGACAATAAGTTCGCAACCTCAACATCAGAAATCGCCGCAGCCATGCAAAAATCTGCCAGCATGTCAAAACTAGCCGGTGTAAGTTATCAAGATTTGGCATCATATATTACCGTGATTTCTGCAACAACCCGTCAATCTGGCGAAACTATTGGTCAAGCCATGAAGACAATTTTTGCCAGGATGGAACAGGTTAAAGCTGGCGCAAATATTGATGCGGAAGGCGAATCCATTAATAATGTTGAAAAAGTATTATTGGCTAATGGTATTGCCCTACGTGATGATGTACATAGTTTTAGAGACATGTCTGACCGTTTTAGAAGATGTGGCTGTAAAATATAAGGAATTGGCTGCATCCGGTGACACCGTGGCTCAAGGGCAAATTATGGGAGCAATTGCCGGGGTTCGGCAAATCAATATGCTGGCCGCTCTCTTTGACGGATGGGATCAAGTAAAAATAGCTCAAGACGTTGCCGCAAATAGCGCTGGCCTAGCCGCCGACAGGTATGAGATATATCTACAAAGCGTCGAAGCCGCCGCTGCCAATTCAAAAGCAGCATGGGAAGGCGTGTGGCAGGCCACTCTTAACCCAGAAGTAATAAAATTTTTCTCTGATATGAGTGCCGGAATTGCCGATCTGATAAAAAATCTTGGCGGATTAATACCATTATTAGTAACCCTTGGTTCTGTGTTAGTCACTATCAATAGAGCCGCAATAGGCAAAGCACTGGCAAGTGTTGGCGGCGCTTTAGCAAATCCGTATGTTCTGGTTATTGCGGGGGTTATGTTATTAGCCGGAGCTTTTTATTATGCGTCTCAAGCTGCCGAAAGGCATATAGAGACACTTCAAAAAGCATCGGAAGCAGCAGCAACGGCTTCACAAGCTTATAAAAATTCATCAGATGCTATAAAAAATGTTAAACATCTTTGGAAAGAATACGAAACATTAAAAGATAAAGTAGTAAAAACAGCAGAAGAAATTCAAAGGCTTACTGATCTTCAAAATGAACTTAATGATTTATCTTCGCATAATCTTTCTGGTTATTATGACGATGAATTAAATTTCCGTATAGACGATAATGCCAGCATACAGACCGCGATAGATTTATTGACCCAAGAAATAAAACTACGCAGGCAAATAGCGCTAGATACTGCCATAGCCGCTGCTGTTGCAGGGGAAAAAGTTGCAGAAGATACTGCCAAAGAAAAAACAGAATTGCAAAACATCATTGCCACTGGTGGTACAACCGAAGCAAAGTACTCATTATATACAGGCCCCGAAGAAATAGAAGCTCAAAAAAAGGCTGCGGTAGAAGCGGCAAAGCAAAGATTAAATGAAATTTTGTTGTTAGAAATTCAGCACGCAAGCGATGTTTTAGATGTTTATAAAAAACTTCAAACCGCTGAAGAAAAAGCAGATTTTGAAAAATTAATAAAAGATCAAAAATCATTAGATACTATAGCTAAATATAAAAGAGACCTACATGATCGGCAAATAGCCGAATTGGATGCTGAAGCCATGGAAGATTATGGTGCAGCGGTTGAAACAGCCATAAAATTAGATATAGAGGCGTTGAAAGAAATGGCTGACGCAGCAGACGAGGCAACTTCTTCCGCCGCGTCCGGTTTCAGCATGTTGAAAAATGTTTTAGATGATTATAACCAAACAGGCTATCTCACAATTGATCAAGCTCAACAGCTTATCGATGCCGGATACGGTGAAGCCATGTCCATTGATGCTCTAACTGGCGCGATCACTATCGATGCCGTCATGATGCGCCAACTAGCGATAGCTAAAGCGGATGCAGCAATACTTGCTTTGCAAAATCAGTTGGCCATATATCAAGAGACCTCAGCAATAGAATCACAAGAAGTGGCTTTAGTTGCAAACATCAATCTTTGGACACAAAGAAGAGCGGCAATAACTGGTGCTGCCGCAAATACAGTTGATTTACTTAAAGCCATTGGGGGATTTAGTGGGTTTTCAGGTGGAGGCAGAGGCGGTGCAAGTGCTGCTAAAAAAATAAACGAAGAAGCCATCAAGTTAAAAAAAAAGGAAATCGATGGTATCAACGATAATATCAAAGCGTTAGAACGTCAAAAAGATGCTTTGAAAGATAATCTTAAAGCCTATAAAGATATTATCGACGCACAAAAAGATAAGTTAAAAGCACAAAAAGAAGAAGATAAATATCTGAATGGTCTAAAAGATAGAAATAAAGAAATCACAGATATTGACAACGAACTTCTTGCCCTTCAATTTGATAACAGCAAAGAAGCAAACAAAAGGCGTCTCGAACTTGAAGCCGAACGTGCGGAAAAAGCAGAAGATATTGCTGAATTTCAAGCGGATAGAACCTATGATATAACCGTTGACGCCCTGGACAAAGAATACGACGCATTTGAGGATATGATCAATAAGCAAATAGCGGGCGTAGATCGCATGATTGATAGTTTTAGAACAATGATTGATGTCATCAACGATATGATTACTGCCCTACGTGAAGGCAATAGTCAAGCCGGTGGTGGGGGCGGAGGCGGTGGTGGGGGTGGTGGGTATAACAGAGGTAATTGGGGAAATATGGCGGGGCTTAATTGGGGGCCTTGGTGGGAACAAGTTGGGCAAAGCAAAGGAGCATGGTCTGGAGTATCCGCCGGAGCCAGCGACTGGATTAATCAGCCAGGTAGCGGCTATTCAGAAGGTGGTATGGGCATTGTCCCCAGCGGACATCCCAATGATAGTTATCCGATTATGGCGGAAAGCGGTGAATTGTTTATGATTTTCAATAAACAACAGCAACGTCAATTGGCTAAAGGAAGTCCTATTTCTTCCGCCGCATTCCCGTCGTTTAGTACCGGCGGTACAGGAGATGCTGGCGTTCGAATCGGGGATATTTTAATCAGCGTGGCTGGCAATCTTGATAAAACGGTTTTACCTGATTTGAAAGAAATGATTATGAAGACCGTCAATGAAGCCACAAGAAACACCGGAACCGCGAGAAATGCTAAGAGTTTTACCGTATAATTACAACACCATAAAATGAAGATTTTATGGCTGACGCGATGATTTTGGCAGAGAGAAATTATTATATTTTGTAATAGTTTCTCTTTTGCCAGATATCGGAAATAATTAAAAAATAGAAAAACAAGAAAGGAGGCGCATTTATATGAGCAGTTTTTATGGCTACGATTTTAGTCTTAATAATATAGCTTCCCAAATATATAATGTAAAAATTGTCAATTTTGATGGGGGCGGATTATTTTCTGGCGTTGGTGCGCCAGATGTTACAATTCACAGTCAAAAAGTTTATCGTCAAGACAAAGAATATTATTTCGGAAGATCTGTTGATAAAGTACTCGAATTTCCATTGACATTTGCAAGCCCAGAAGTTTTATCTGGAATGGATCGTGCGCTGATAAGTAAGTGGCTGTTTGGGCGCAGTGGTTATAAAAAGTTACAGATTATTCAAGATGATTTAAATGGGGCGTGGTTTAACTGTATTTTTGTAAATCCTACACCTTTGTATNTNGGCAATATNAACAGGGGATTTACGGCNGTTGNAAAATGCGACAGNGCATTTGCCTANTCNCCTCTAAAAACGGTNACTAGAACCTTTNCGGGCAACAACGTTATCAGTTATGATTTCACCATCTATAACGATAGTGATAATGACGATTATCTGTATCCCAGCATATCGTTTGCATTAAATACCGTCGGAAGTAGTTTTAGTATGACAAATTCTGACGATGCCAATAGAGAATTTTTATTTACAGGACTTCAGGCTTCCGAAGAAATTGTCATAGATAGCAGCCTACAAACAGTTACATCCAGTACGGGTTTATTGCGATTAGCCAAGTTTAACAAACATTGGCTGAGATTAGTGCCTGGAATTAATCATCTGCACGTTGAATCTGGTATTGGAACGTTTACAATAACATATTTCGAGCGCGTTGCAATTGGGGGATAGCGACATATGACAAAAAGATTGTGCGGAGTATATTGTATTGAAAATCTTACAAATGGTAAAAAATATATTGGATATTCTAGTCGCATTGTAAAAGGATTGGAGGATAAAAATGGGTCTTGTTAGTTTTGATGCTTTCAATCTATATGAACGTCCTGTGCTCGTTTTGTGCAAGCCAAATTTGGAACAACAATATGTTCTTGGTAACGTAATAAATTTAAGATATTCGCCCAGGTTCAATGCGTTATCGGATTTATCTTTTACTGCGTTTGAATATATCAATGGCATCAAAATGCCGTACTATGATTATCTCGTAAACAGAAAAATTGTTTATGTAGAAGAATTTGGTTATTTCCAAATAACTAAAACTGAGGAGGACGGTAACGGTAAAAAAACATATAAAGACATAAGTTGCCAGTCAATAGAAGTTCAGTTGATAACAAAGTCCTTGGGTGTATTTAAAGGTACATACAGACTTTATAATGCCATAGATCCTTCAGGTACGTTATTGCAAGAGATTATAGAATACCTACCGGATTGGAGCATAGGAAATGTAGATGCTGCGGTTGCCGTAAAATACCGTACTTTTGATATAAATGATAGCACAATTTATCAATTTCTAATGACGGATGTTGAAGAAGCATATGAATGTGTCTTTGATTTCAACACCGCCGATAAAACGATTTCCTGTTATGACAGATCTACGGCAACAACTAATACCGATATTTATATATCTTATGACAATGTTATTCAGAACATATCATTGGAAGAAATATATGACGAGATGGTAACATCTCTAACGGTTTTAGGTGCTGGGGATTTATCTATCAATCAAGTCAACCCTTTGGGCAATGATAATATTTATAAATTTACACATTATAAAACTACGGAGTGGATGACACAAAGCCTAATTAATGCAATTACAGCGTGGGAAAATCTAATAGATGCAAACCAAACCACATATGCTTCCACCTTAACGAACCTTCTTGACAATCACAAAAATTTAATTACCTTAAATTCAGCCCTGATAACATTACAAGGTGAATTATCGGCATTAGAAAATGTTAAAACGGCAAAAATTCAAGGCGGTCTCAGTTTATCGAGTATTAATGCCGGTATTGCAGCAAAAGAATTACAAATAACTAATAAAAGATCTGAAATATCTGGTGTTGAAGTAGTTATTCAAGTCATAGTCGGCCAATTAACCGCAATTAACACGTTGCTGTCTTTTGAATCTAATTTTACCGCTGCTCAAATTAAAGAATTACAACCTTACATTGTTCAATCAGGTTATACCAATGAAAATTTCATACAAACCAGTATTATGTCTAATGCCGATATTCAAGAACAAGCACAAGGACTATATGATCAGGCTATGGGAGTACTGGCAAGAATATCTGAACCCCGATATAATTTCAATGTTGACAGCATTAATTTCCCCTTGATTAAAGATTTCCAGATTTTTACAAATCAGTTGGTTTTAGGCGCGGTGGTTAATCTTGAAATAAAGCCAGATGTTGTTAGTTACCCCGTGTTGCTGGGATTCGATTTAGATTATGACAATCCTGAAAATTTTAAATTAATATTCGGAAACAGATTAAGATTAGATAACAGCGC